AACTTTTTACTACCGCCTCTTTTAGGCTGGTTAAGCTCTACATCTTTTTCTTCTTCTATCATTGGGCAGTCTAGGGGTATATGATTACCCTCATACATGTCATACTGCCCAATATCTGTCTCTAACAATACCTTATCGATACCCTCAGGCAAATATGTGCCTGTTGCCGCTCGTCGACGAGCTTCATTAAAAAGGTCATAGTATGATTCGGATCCTACACGAAATACGTTTTCATGCAAAGGTATATTGTTGTCTAGATGGTAGTCTAAATTAACAACAGGGTCTTTTTGGTACTGATTAAATGATATCATTATTTTTTCATTAGGTCCGCTAATTTCTTCAGCTTGTCTTTATCTTTTTTTGAGATGTTTTTCTTTTTAATATCATCCATAGACTTACCGTAAGCTTTAGTAGACTCCTTAGTATCAGTGCTACCCTTTGCTCTACGCTTAGCTGCTAGGTAAGCTGCAATTGCCATATTGCGAATTTCTTCTTTGTCTTGATCTTGAAACTGTGGTGCATCTGACGCCTGGAATTCTTTGACCCATGCATCGAGACCATCTGAAACTTCTAATTTCTCCATGATCTCTATATTAGCTGCTCTTGATATCTTAGCTATATCTTTAGTAATTCTTGTAACGTCAGAGCTTGATTTAGCAGAAAACGTTGCTCCTTTATCTGTTTCGTTTTTAAACTGGATAGTTTTACCTTTTACTGCTTTTTGTAAGACAGCAGCAACTTTCTTTGCATCTGCATCTTTTAGGTAATCCATACGAACATGGAAATCCACATCTTCGTCTAGGTCTGCTGACTCTGTTACTCGAACTTTACCGCCTTTAATGAATCCGCTGTCGTCTAGAGTTTTAATAACCCAATCTCTTGGATCTGTATCCATCTTCTGTAGAGCAGATTGAATCTTTGCATTTGATTCAGAACCATCGATCATAGCGGCAATCTTAAGAAATGCTGCTTTATCTATTCCACCCCTCTTGCGACCATAGTCACGGATCTTATCAGCAACACCACCACTCTTAGCAATCTTTGTTCTGAGACTTGCTTCGTCAAGAGACTCCTCAATAGCAGAAGCGGTCTTCATGTACTTGCTCTTGTTAAAAGAAGAAATACCAAGATCTTTCATGGCCTTCTTAAGAGCATCATCTGAATCTTTAGCTTTAACAGTAGTAACGTCACCGTTAAATTTTACTTTGTACATGCCAGGAGTAAAGCTTCTTGCCTTTACTTTGGGAGCAGCTTCTTTAACTTCGGGCTTTTCATGGGTATAACCCATCTTTTTCATTCGAAGATGATCTTCTTCTTTTTCAGCCTTATATGCTTTACCAGTTTCTGGATCATACATCATGTGAGGCTTAAACGATTCAGCAACAGATTCATCATCCTTATTCATCATATAGGCATGTGCCGATTGAAGATAATCTGCAGACTTAGTAATCTTATTCTGAACCCATTCTGGTAGATTCTGTTCGTCTGAGAACATTTCAACCATATGACCAGCATCTCGAAGAATACCACGAAGCTGTGTCTTAGCCATACCACCTTCGTTGTCGTATTCGCCTTGATCTTCAGGCTTAACTGCTTCTCTTAAATCGTTAAGGTGCTTCATTTGCTTTTTCCTTGCCTCACTTTATCTGCTAGATCTGAATCATACTTGCCCCAAGTCTTTTCCCCTTTGGTTGCAAATGCGTTTACTCGAGCCATTCCCCATTGTGCTGGGGTTGCTCCTGGTCTATGTCCTACCTTCCATGCTGCTAAGCCACGATTGTATACTTGCTTAAGAATACCATATGGCATACCAGACTGGTCTGCTTTTTTACGTAGGGTAGTTTCTACAGAGCTTTTTTCTTCAATGCTATCTTCTCCAAACATATCTTTAAACTTTTTGGTATGCTGAGAAGGTTTAGTCTTGGATTTGGCATCTCCAGGAATTGGTTTATATCCAGCTGGATCATCGTCATCTAGATCTTTTCTTTTTTGGAATTCCCTGTCACGATCAACCTTTGTAGATTTTTTTAGTCCTGTAAAGAATCTCTTAGTCTGTGACCCCTCCCGATCTTCGATATCAGGATCTTGGATAACCTTACGAGTCTTTTCAGTAACCATCTTACCAAGAGTACGAGCATCTACACCGCTAACCTGATCAGCTACCTTAGCAGCGTACCAGTTAATATCGTGTCGAAGTGGCCCTTCTTTTTTCTTGCGGTCGACAATTTTTTGGAGGATCTCTGATGCTATCTTATAACCTTTAGCATTTGTGTATTTGCCGATTAAGGTAGTAAACCAGTCTTCATCTATATCCGTCTGGGCTGATTCAATAAGGTCTACAGAAGATAACCATTTGCGTAGTTTTTTGCCATTTGCCATTTCTACAATAACGTAGTTAGCGCCAAGGACTGTTATTTCGCCAACCTCATCTGATTCAGTAATAATAACTGAATCACCAACTGCAAAAAGATCGCCTTTAACGTATGCTTCGCGCTCTTCTGAAACGGTTTCTAGTTGAATATGCCTTTGATAATCTGCTGCTTCTTTAATACCCATTCCTTTACGAATGGTATTAAATAGATCTTTACCGCCTTTAAAAGAGGTAGGTAAGCCTTTAGAGAAAGAAGTAAAGTCATTATCTACTGCTGCTTGACGCATCTTAGAGGCTGACATACCTTCGACACCTTCTGCATCAGGATCTCTTTCGCCTGCAGATACAACGTTTACCCCACCTTCAAAGTTATAAAATCCATGACGAAGCTTTGCACCATTATACTTATTGGCTAATGCCGAGAACTCGTTTACTCGATCAGACCCAACAACCATTGTTACCTTAGTAAACCCTTGATCGTATAGCTGGGTTAATACCTCTAGGGCATTCTTAACATTCTTATCTAGAATAATATTTCGGCCATGCTTTGGAAACATTTTGCGCATGGTCTTAATTTTAGTTGTATAATCGAGGGGATTCTTTTTGGGATCGGAGGATTGGGAAGCATAGACTCGGTAGTTATTGCCTGACGCAATAGAAGCTACTTTAGCTAGTAACTTTTCGTGGCCTGTTGTTGGAGGATTAAACCGACCGAATGTAAAAACTACTTCTTTTGTTTCTTCTACAATGTAGTCTGAAAAAGACTTAAACATTAGCTCTTCCCTCTTGCTGCAGCTTTCTTTTCTCTGTCATCTTTTCTTAGCTGCGGGAGAAGTTTTTTAGCTATTTTTTTAATAGCCCCTTTCTTTTTTTCTAACTGTTTTTCTATATTAGTTCTTTGAGCAAAAGAAAGATCAGATTTATCTTTGTCTTTTGTTATTTTCTTAATGAGTATATTGCGAGCTGCTTTTTCTGCTCTTTTCTTTAGTTGCTCAGGAGAAGCTACTTTTTTAGCTGCTTTCTTTTTTCCTAAGGCAATTTTAGCTTTATTCTTACGGAAGGTTTGCTTTGCTTTTTGGCGTTGCATATTCGTTAGCGCTTCGCCAACATCAACGTCCTCGTCTACTGTCAGGTAGTCTTTAAAGGAGTACATATATTTTCCCATTAGCCTCGAGACGGTGAGTCCCAGCCTTTTATAATATTTGGATCGAAGTTGTTAGTAGAGAATTCTAAACGATCTACTAGCTTAACAGCTCCACCGCCAATGCGGTCTATAGCAACAAAGCCTTCGTGGCCGGTTACTTTAAACCCATTTTTTGTTTTAACAAATGTATTTATATTATTTAACTTATCAAGCTTATTTATAATGATTAGCTTAGCTTGTGCGATAGATTGTTGCAAATCGAAGATTAATTTTAGATTCTTTTTATTCTTGGAATCAAAAAACTTAAGAATATCGTCTCTTTTGGCATATTGGGCTTTCTTACCCTTGTCTGAACTACGCTTATCAGCTTCTTTCTGAAACTTATCGCTAACATACTGGATAAGCCCCTCTACGTGCTTAGCAGTATTACCTATAGGCTTTTTACTTCGTAGGAAGCTATTATTATACGTCTCAATTATCCTAGCAAATTCCTGATTAGTCTCTATCTCTTTGAGTGTAGACCCAGCAATCTTTTGAAATATCTTACCAGAATTAGATAATGCTGCTGTAACTTCTGCTGTATCTTTCTTTGTAAGAGTAGCATTGCCAGAAAGGTCACGAAGCTCAGCGTCTTGTGCCCAGATTGTAGAAACTTTATTAAACTTAGATACATCAACACCATATGATGCTGTCATTGTTTCAAAGGATCCACCGGAGTAAGAAGTATGGAATACAATACCAATCTTAGCTTTCTTAATTACTTTCGCTTCTTCCGAATCAGCGTTAATAGCATATAGTATAGTATTTGGGTGGAAGGTAATATACTTCTTACCGTCGATTGTTTCATTTTTAACGTCGTTACCAGAGAACATAATGTCTCCCTGTACAACGTCTGTAATACCTAGCTTGCTCATTTCAGTAAAAGCAATCTTAAGCTTAGCATTTAGGTCACCAGAAGTATCAGCGTCGATATCCTCGTGGCTTTTATAGACCATAGGATTCTTATTAAAGATACCCTTTTTGGCAACAAAGAATTGACCATCAGAGGGATCAATACCAGCAAACACAGCTGGAGCACCATCCCATTTAACAGTAACATCTACACCACTGCTAGCATTACCAGCTAGCATATCTCTCAGTGCACGAAGAGCAAGGATAGCATCACGCGCTCCTTTAACTCCACCATATATCACCTGATCTTCAAGGTGGGTCATGTGAGTGTTTTTTTGTTCGGTAATATACGTTCCAAACGAAATCATTATTGGGATACCTTTATGAATACTGACGATTCTTCGGAAGTTGATGCAGCATAGTTTACAATAGAATTAATAAAGGCGTCAGACTTTGTGCCTTTCTTTTGAATAAGAACACTACATACATCTACTGCACCAATCTTAGCTGTAATCCAGCCACCATCTTTTTCTTTTATTTGCTCAGCAAAATAGTCATAGGTCAAGGACGAATCGCAGATCTTGGATCTAAGAAAGAATATTTGTATTGCTCTTTTATCACCCTTTAATATCTTATTAGCCAGTTTTTTGGTCTCTGCGTGGGTACGAACCTTTACATTCATATATTTTTTAGCAGAATATACTACAGTTTGCCATCCAGCTCCACCGCCACGAGAATTAGTTCCGCGGATCTCAATCTTATTTGTACCCATATAGCTATTAGGTCGTATGTCCATTAGGCCAGAGCTAAATTCTATGAATCCGCCTTTGTTGGAAAAGAAGTCTCCACGGTTAGATTTAGTCTTAGCAGAAATAAATTTGTGAGATGAAGGGGCAGATTCGAAGTTGTACTCTTTGATCTTTGCAGGATCTTTTTTAACTTGCTTAAGAGAGATACCAATAACCTTACGAGACGTAAAGAGTTTGAGCAATGAACTATTTAAAGAAGAGATAGAACTAATATCTAATTCCTTTGATAGGTTTACACCAGACTCTATGGCCCAGATATCTCCTGGATTCCACTTGTCGTCTGACATAGAGCCGAGTCCACTATTTTTTAATGCTGTCTTCTTTGCATCGTATATAAATTTCATTTCCTTTGAATCGCGATGAAAGATGTGATTACTATTAACATATCTTTCTGCTATTAATTTTTTAGCAGAGTAGTATGACGAGTAAGCCCACGTTGGATCAATCGAGATCATATCATCAAATGATGTCTTACCCACTGAAACCTTGCCCATAAAAGACTTAAGAACCTCAGGGGTGTAATATTCGATTGGCTGATTAGCCCCGTGCTTAAGCATAGCAGCAAGCCACAGGCATTGAGCAGACTCAACTACTGCAGTATTATCGGTTCCACCGCCAGCACCCTTGCCACCACCGAAATAAGCAGACTTACCGAGTTTAGAAGAAGATATGCTATCCCCTTCTTTTGTTTTGAGAGACATCGGTTTGGGCTTTGTTTCTTTTTTAAACTGATCTACAGCTTTAAGGTTTTCAGGATCATTAGCTAGAAATACGGTTTTTTTATCAACCGTTGGGAGAGGAGTACCTGATATAATTGCTTTAACAAGTAGCTCTAGTCTTGGCTCACCAGTTTGGGAATTCGGCTTTTGAAATTCAGCAGGGGTAAGCGGTCTCATGTCTTCAACGACAAAGCTTTTAAATTTTTTCACGCTGTACCTCTTCTCTTTAGATAGTACTATTTATATGATTTCATAAACTGAAGTAAGAGTTTTTCCTGTAATCTATAGGCTTCTTTTTCAAATGGCTGACGCATGTAAGACCAATTAGTTACATCTTTACCTTTCCACTTAGTACGATAAACAGTATTCTTAGCATCGTATCTGTTGGTCATCTCCCCGAGAACATATTGTTTTACATGAACCATCTCGTGAGCGATAAGAGTTAGAAAAGTTTTAGTATCGTACCCTTTCTGCATTCGAATAGTAAAGCAGCGAGGTCTAGCACAAGATGATATTGGGAATACGTCGTTTTCATCCTTTGTATTATCTTCCCAAATTGTATCACCTTGGATACCTTCATTCTTTTCAAGGCAACGCATTATCTTATAAGTAACCTGTACCTTATGCTTAGGAAAGTATTTTTCAGAAATAAAGAGACTTAGCTCGTCAATCATCTCGCGCTCTTCTTTATTAGTGCGTCCTTCATATTGGGTAATAATCATAGAATTCCTGATTGGCTTATTATATAAAATAAGATAAGGGAGGGTATAAGCAGTAATCCCATAATAGCTTTACCCTCATCATGTTCATCGTCGTTCATTATTTTTCCTTTTAGATCTTAGAGAAACCGAACACATCAACTTCATATGTTTCATTGTTAACTTCGAAACGATCACGAACCATTGATGAACGATGGCCATATCCATTCTCTAGAGGAGCAATTTCTATAACGTCTTCGTTCCAATCAGTGTTGTCTCCAATGTCGTTACGTGACCATGAGCCGTTGATGTTATTAGTGTAACGCCAAGCATACTCAAGGTTTTCGTCAACTGATTCAAATGGAGCTTTAACAACACACATCTTATTAAACACTTTGTTATCGTTTTGATCGTATTCTTTATGGAAGACAGTAACTAGCATAATCTTGGTCCTTTGTTTAATTTACGAGAGTATTATACCGTAGTACGGGCCCTTTGTAAATAATATGACCAAAATAAAAACTCTATATAAAACAATGGCTTATGAAAAACAATCTCATAAGCCATTGATTTTATTAAAGAAAAAAGATCGTCACAGATCGTAACTTTACGGAATTTTAACCCTAAGATTTACTTTTTCAATTTTAACCCTAAGATTTACTTTTTCAGAAAGAATCTGTCTGTTTCTAAGGTGCTCTTCTTTAATATCGTCTTTGCTTTGACCGTGATATGCTACACCTAAGTTATTTTCAATTAGCAGCCTACAAAGAGTAGTCCATCGATCATTATTGGTGTCGTATACTTTAAAATCGCCTAGAACCCTACCGAATTTACCCCGATCGTCCTTAAATGTCTGCAGAGTAACATAATCACCCTTTACAAGATGGGATTGAACGAAGTCCTTCGCTAATAGGCCATATACCTTTTCTTCTTTATCGGAAGTCCTGGATTCTGGTGTATCAACACCCATAAAACGAATTCTTTGGTTAGACAGTATTATATCAAAGCCAAGATCAATGTCTACATCTGCGGTGTCTCCATCTATTACCTTTATTACTTTTGCTTTATATTCATACACTATTCATAGTCCTCTATTTGTACAGCTCCTGAATTTAAGTCATCTATAAGAGACGCACAAACTCTCTTATAGCTAATAGTCCTGTCTTTCACATATCCTGTTATGGTGTATTTAACACCAAGACTTAATCCTACGGCAAATGATTTTTCTCTCTCTTTTTTTGATATCGCATAAACAGAAGCGAGCCACCAAACGAATAAGCCACCAAGCATCCACGGTTCTAAATACATTATATTTCCTTAATTTTATATTCAAAGTTAACTGTATCTTCATTAACCTGTAATTCAATTGCTCCATTTTTAAGATGGAATTTTTTAGCCATTTCCGTTTTAGGGGATAGAGTAAGAATTCTTTTTACATTCGGATACGTATACTTTATATATTCAATTGCTGCAAAGGCAATATCTCTTCCAGCACCTTTGCTATAACTCCATACGGTATAGAGATGAGCAAACATATTTTCTACATCTTTCTTTTCCCCATATCTCCAGGAGGATAGGTCTTCTTCTGATATAGCCTGCTTATCATTAATTGATATACACACTATAGCATTAATTTTACCGCTATTAGACAAAAGATAAAGGACCTCGCGATTCTTTATAACTCTATCTAATTTAGGAATATGAGGTCTGACCGGATCTTCTTCTAAAAGACCCATCGCTTGACCATCGTAAGTATGTCCATCTGGCCAAGTTATTCTATGAAGGTTTAGCATAATAATTCCTCCTAAGGTGTCAGTTTAATACCTAATGCCCAATTCTCTGCTGCATCCTCATGATAGCGCAATGTCTTATCAGGGAAGGATTCACTGCCCAATAGAACTCCAAGATTGCTATAATATTGAATAGTACATTTTTCATCTACCTTCTTATATACCTTTGCAGTAGAATTATCTGAGTCACGCCAATATGTTGATATAAGTTCCATTAGTTTACCATCTCTAAAATTGAAGGGAATACCTTTGCTATTTGATTACCACATTCTTTAGCTACTTCAATATGCTCTTTCTGTGTCCCGTTTTCCGACCTTAACTCTATATAATGAAGCCAAGAACGAAGAGTACCATTCATGTATAGTCGAGAGACTGTATTACCTTCAGGCAGTACTGCACGGGCTTGCTCTTTAGCAATACCATTCTGAATAGCCCATCGATAAGCCATCTTTGCTTCGTGAATAACCTGATACTGAATTGCTGCCCAATCTTTTTGTAGTTGCTGTCCCTCAGGACCTGAGAGTTCATCGATCTCTATAGAGTTTTGTCGATTCTTAGTATCCTGTAATCGAGCTTCTCGCAATACAAAGTCTAGATCTTCTGTTGGATCTGCATATCTCTGGCTAAACTCCTGAAAGCTAAACGATCTATGACGAAGTATTTGCCGAGCTATATCTCGAGTTGTTTCAATTTCCATACACACTGATACCATTTCAAAGGGTGACCAATGCTTGTGCTTAGCAAGATAACTAAGAAGCTTTTCATTTGTCTTTGTATTGCTCTGATTAGCAGGGTTAGATACTCTAGCACAGTATGCTATAATATCTTGTAATTCGGTCTTGTCCCCGAACTCGTATTCTCCAGTAGCTTTAGAGTAGCTTAATAGCTTTACCATCATACCTTAAATCCTTCGTATTTTTTAGCACCATAATTAGTATTTGTAGTTACGCCAGTATCTGTTAATCCAAGTTGTGCTGACTGCTCTACGTCAAATAGCTTCATCTTACTTCTATCTACACCGATAACAAATCGCTTATTTGTACCAGGATCGTTATATCGATTTTTTAATTGCTTGACCATTATCTGACCAAGATTGTCTAGCTCTTCGTTTGAGATAAGTGCAAACATTAAGTCTGCTGTTGCAGGTAGACCAAATGATTCCGAGGTATCTTCAAGCCCCACGTCGGAGTTGGCAAAACCGGATCGTGTAGTTTGTGTAGCTGACATAATGGGAACGTTAAACTCTACGGCAAGACCACGAATCTCTTCTGCAATTGCTTTGATATAGGAATAAGAGTTAATTGCACCGCCCATACCTTTCATACGAGATGATGCGCAGATATTCAAATAGTCAATAAAGATTATATCTGGCATAAAGTTTTTCTTAAGCTTGAGCTCTTTAAGCAGTGCACGAAAGTGACCAACATGAGCATTGCCAGTTGGGTATTCCTTGATCAGTAGTTGACCCTGATACCTATCCCCTATATTTTTTACCTTGGATGTAAACATATCTTTGGAAAGATTACCAAGCTGGTCAATAGCTACATTCATTAGATTAGCATCGATACGTTCTGCAATCTTTTCTTCTGCCATTTCCATAGTAATATAAAGAGCGTTTTTACCCTGTGCCAAGACTGAACCAGCAACGTGACACATGAACAAAGACTTACCAACGCCAGTACCGGCAAGAGCAATATTAAGAGTTTTCTTAGGTAAGCCACCTTTGGTTATTTCGTTGAATCGATCAAGGTCAAATGGGATCTTATCTTCTACCTGATGATAGAATTCATATCTTTCTTCGCCATTGGCAAGATAGTCGTGACCAACGTTTGTATCAAAGCCTACAGATAAAGCTTCTGAGAGTAACTCTGGCAAAGCATTCTTAGTCATATCTGGGTCTTTGCCGTCGATGATAGAGATAGACTTCATAATAGCAAGATGTATTGCACGATCCTGACACCACTTTTCTGTATGTTCTAGTAGCCAATCAGCGTCTGGGTTTTCAGCAGGGGAAGAGATTTCCCGAATAACGTCAGCAGCATCAGAGAACTGCTGATCGTTAAGGAAGGATTCATCTAAATCAACATTTAGGGATTCTTGAGTTGGCAGCTTGTTATACTTACCAACAAACTCAAGAATCTTATCAAATACTACTCGGTGTGAACCTTCGAAGTATTCTTTTCGTAAGAAGGGGATAACCTTACGAGTAAAGTCATCATTAGTTATAAGATTTCTCAAAATGACTGTTTGTATCAACGGGCTTTTCTCCAATGTGGTGTTTTTCTTCTAAGGCTTCTTCTATTATTACTTGAAGCATGTCACCGGCATAGTTCTGAAACTCTACCGATTCTGAAAGATCACCGTCTAACGGTGTTTCATTAATATTGAATTCATATGAAAGTGTTGCCTCATCTGAATCTTTGGTAGTTGGTTCTGTTAAAGCAATTTTACCGTATGTTAAAATTGTACCAGAATATTTCCCATTTAGTATCTTAAACGAATCGTGGTCAGAATTTTCAATATATGATATACGCTCGTAATCATATTTCGTTATACTATTATACACCATTTTCCTCCAAAAGTAAATCCTCTAATACTGTGTCTGGTATTTGAGAGCGATATCCAATTGTATAGTGCTCCTTAACAAACTCTTTGAATCCATCTTTTTCTTCTAGGATAGGCTCCCAGAACTCAGCTTGAAGAGTTTGGGCTTCTCGTACCTTTGGTTCTACCATTTCCCCAGTGGACTTATCTACACGGCAATACCATCCATTACTTGGCTTAGCAACAAAGCCGCCAGCAAGAGCAACTTCAAGTAGGCCAGAATACTTTTCAATACCACCATCCCAAGAAACTGTAATTGGTACCTTAGATTTCTCTTTAACATAACGAGACTTATCTACGTTAACCACAAAGTCATATCCAACAACGTCTGTACCTTTCTTATTCTGACGACGACCAATAATCCAGATATTGTCTGCAGAGTAATAGATGCCAGTACCGCCAGAGACGATAGCTTTAGGGAATAGACCCATTTCTTGATAGGTATGATTAACAGCAAGCATTGGGATATCTTTCATAGTCAAGTAAGGTGTTGACATACGGAATAGACCCTTCAGAGCTTTAGCACGAGACATATCAGCAACTGATTTTTCGTTTATAGCATCGTCTAATTCTTTCTTTGATGCTAGGTTACCGATTGAGTCAATAACGATAATGACCTTATCACCACGCTCAATAGACTCTAGTTGATTGATTAGATCGAACTTAAGCTCTTCAACGTTAGTAACGGGAGTGTGGAGTACACGGCCGGGATCAACATCGAAAGACTCAAAGTAAGATTGTGGTGATCCAAACTCTGAATCGTAAAACAGCATAACAGCTTCTGGATATTTTCGCATATAAGCAGAAGCCATAACTAGGGCAAATGAGGTCTTAAAGTGCTTAGATGGACCAGCAAGAACTGTTAGTCCAGGACTAAGCCCACCATCTATAGACCCAGAAAGTGCTACGTTAATCATTGGTACGTCTGTTGGTACCATATCCTTATCAGTAAAGAACTTTGATTTGCTTAAGATTTGGGTATGCTTAAGCTTAGAGTTCTTTTTTAGTTTATCCATTATCGACATAGTGTTACCTCTTTAATATAGTCTACTATTATACCATAGTATTGCAATTTTGTATACTCTTTTATATGAATTCCCATTTGACGCCAGCTTCATCAAATAGGATCTTAGTTGTTTCAAACGATTCCATCCATCTCTCAGGTAACGATTCACTACCCATTACAATACGAGAAATTCCAGTTTGTATTATACCTTTAGCACATTCTGAGCATACTGGTAGGCCATAAACATATAAGGTTGATCCTTTGAGTGATACCCCATTATATGAAGCATTGTATATAACATTCATTTCAGAATGAACTACATACTTGTACTTTGTTTCTCTATCGCTATATCTTTCTACGCTATCGTCTACACCACGAGGAAAGCCGTTGTAACCCTGAGCAAGGACTTGGCCTTGACCGCCAATAGCAACAGATCCAATCTTTGAAGAAGGATCTTTTGACCACAGTGCTACCTCTTTAGCTAAATTAAGATAGCGCTTATCCCATAGTTTATCTTCCATATAATTTACTCCATATTTCGTTGTTAATCGTCCTTTGCTTCATAGGGTCATTACGAATTGAATCTGTTTTAAGCGGATGTTTCTGTCTTTCTAAAATTTCTTTTGGGAGTAAGTAAGCGAATTCGTCGATAAGCTTTTGCTTTTTACCCATACGCATTTCATATGGTAATTCAAGAGCATGCTTAATAACGCTAGGAGCGAGGAAGGGAGTTCTAAGCTCGATTGTATAATACATCATTGTTCGATCTAGCTTAGGAAGGTGATAGTA